CGGAGTATTTGTAGCAGCATTCCAAGTACCTAAATAAGTTACTACCGATGAAGGTAATTGAGATACAGGCACTTTACCACCACTATCAAGGGTTGCTACACCATTGGCAGCACCTAATGGAACTGATCCTACTACACCACTTGTGCCTGTTAAAACCCCGTTTAAACTTTTGACCTTGGTATCCCCAGTTATCTGTAATTGATTTGCCATCTATATAAAGTTAAAATATTAAGAAAAAGTAGCTCTTACGAACTCATCAGCTTCTAATGCCCTTGCAAAGGTAAGCACTCCTGTTAAAGAGTTAAAGGTCACATCTTCCCCTGTTGGTGCACCTGAAGTATTTATCGTTCTAACCTCAATACCACCTCTTGTAAGGGATATTAAAGCCTTACCAATACCACCCACGAATGTGATGGTATATTCCCCTCCTGAAGCAACAAATGCAGCCGAACTAACCCCTGAAGTAGATACTGAAGTACCGCCATTAATGACTTGAGTTCCACTTATAGTATAAGCACCTGTTCCTTGTAAAGACAAAGAATAAGTAGATACTCCTTCAACAGGAGCACTTAAACTTAATGAAGTAATATTAGTCGTTCCGCTTATTACGCTATAGCCATAAATTCCTGATCCATCTGCATTGTCGTTATTAATAGAAAATCTAACAGCTACACTTTCTCTATTTAATTGTTTCTGCATTAAAGCTAAATAAGAATATCCAGTTAAAGCTATAAGTCCATCACAACTCACAGTCCATGACATAATATCATTTTTGAATTGCCTAAACCATGCCGAAGATGATGAAGTTACCTCTACTTGTTCTGTAGTTGCTTCAAACGTACAACTTGTAGATGCTCCCATTGGAGTTCCTAATGGAAAAGTTGAAACTACATAAGCAGAATTTGTGCCTTGAGTATATAAAGTTACAGTTCTACTACCTGCTCCTAATATTATAAACTTAACTAATATTCTATCAGTAGATGCCAATGTTGTAGTAGGTACTGTAATATTGGTAGTATATAAGGTTGTTGAAGTAGATGTGAAGGTATTTGAATCAGAAGATGCTATAAAGGTTAAAGAACTTCCATTATATTTGTATAAAACTATAGCAAAATTTGGTCCTCCTGTTACATTAGATGTAATAGACATATAGTTCTTAAATACCCATGTTCCTGATGGAACAGTTACTTGGTTAGGATCACCAATATCAGTTACAAAACACGCTATTTCGCCATCCGCACTTCTTGTAAAGTTGGTAGAATCACCTGAAACTTGAGTTCTGCTCATTTGATAATAAGGTGTTCCGCCTATAGTACCTTCAGATACACCACCATTAAAATAATAGATAGCATTGCTATCGTATTCATATAACACTATATTCGTTCCATTAATTGCTGATGCCATATCTTAATTTTTATTATCCTAAATATTTTATTGTTTCTACAGATGCATTATCATCATTTGTAATTTCTAATAATTGCAAAGACGGTGTTTGACTATAGTATGGTTCTAGCGTTAATCTGTTAGCCATAAATTTTTTACCACCATAAGACAATGTATTTGTTGACGTATCTTGAACAGTATATTTACTATTCAAATACACAAAATCATTCCCATTTTGAGATTCACCTAAATCTGCCTCTAATGTCGCCATATTCTTATTGAAAATATTGGAATATTGTCTACACAATAAACCAACTAAAGTAGGGTATGTTCCAGTCTTGCTATATCTATACCAATTCTGAAGTTTGACTAGAGAATTGTTAAAAAATGAACCAACGGTATTAGATACTGATAATTCAGGGTAATTAGCCCCATAGGGAACCTCAATTTCCTTTAATAAAGCTTTATTAGTACCTAGCTCCCTTTCTACCTGAAGTGCCGAAAATGGGGCTTCAGATTGCGTTAAAACAAGGTTATTAAATCTGAATAGACTAGATGCGGAATCTACCACAAATTCTATAGATACATATCCTATAGCAATATCGTTATTGTCAAAAGTATTACTACCAAATGGTATATCTAATGAATAAGATTGTCTTGGTCGTCTATCTGTAATAACTCCTGTCGGTGGATCTGATTGAGGTATAATAATACAAGTAGTACTAGATGTAAGCCATTGACCATTTGAATCCAAATAATATGTATTTGAACCAACAAGCATTTTTACAAATAATTTACATACACCAGTAATTCCATACCCTAAAGTGGAATACAGATTATATCTAAAAGATAATGTTCCTTTATAAGTACCCATTTTTGGTAAATATTGAGGGGAACTTACGTCACCTGTTGTTTTAAATTTAGATACACCTGTACTTGATTGTTGTATTCTAACATCATTAAATTCATCATCTGGATATTCATAAACAGTTAAAGAGCCAGTTCCAGTTAAAGTAGAAGTAAATCCTACAGGGGCACTATGAAGCCCAGTATATTGTTTAAAATCCCCATCGTTTATGTAGTTTTTTGCATAAGTATAAGGAGATTTAACCCTTACCCTAGAAAAACCCTTTCTAATTATTTTATTTTGGCTATTGCTAATAAAATGAACTGCCCCATTTGAATATGGTAAAATATCTATTCCTGTAGTTATAGTTCCCGAGCCTGTTAAATAAACAACGCTACCTAATAAGTATTTTGTATAATAGTTTGTAGTTCCTGCAATTTCATTTATAGACATAATCCACCAATCTCCTTGATATTGAAATAGCCTACAACCAAAAGACTTAATAATATTTTCTAATATTGTATAATAATCCAATCCTACAAAATCTCTTCTATATTGGAATGTTTGTACAAATGGTTCGTTGTCAGTAGAACTACCCCTATCAAGCATACCTTCTGCAAAATAAGAACAACAAGAGTATAAATAAGTATAATTTGGGAATCCAATACTATTTAGTATTGTATTCATTACAGTTATTAGATTTGTTGTTTCGTTTATATTTCCTTCTAAAGGACTATAAGTGCTATATTTTAAATAAGATAAAGCATCTATACAAACAAAATTTGCTTCTTGGATACCTGTGCTATACCCAATATTGATATAATCATTAAATAAAAACCCCTTCCATTTTATATTTGTTGTTTCAGCGACATTTACAAGTTCTACATAATACTTTCTATCATTAGCATTTAACAAATCAGGAAAATTAGCATAATCATCTTCTGTAGAAACTATAAAAGAAACATTTAACTGAGATGCTATAATACATCCAATAGGATCTTCCTCGTTTGAATTTGGGGCTAATGATATCTTAGTTGGAGTATATTCTTTAATACTTCCAGTATAACTATCCTCGTAAATCTTAACAATTAAACTTGTTTCATTACGAAGCTTCTGAGTTAATGTATATCTTAATCCGTATGCCATTATGCTAAACTAATGTTTTGTCCTTTAAGATTTGATGCCTTTTGTGCTCTATTTACAGACAAAAGTAAGTCTTGTCCTCTTAATAAGAATGTACCTCCATTTCCTCCGCCCATTAAGTCCTTAAGTTTATCTAGTGGTGCTACTACTTCGGGATTAGATTTAGCTCCTGGGTATTCTCCCATTAAACCATAAGTTGGTCCACTAATAATACCACCATTTGCAAACTTTCTTGGAGCATTTGAACTAGCTCCGCTATTAAGCGAACTTGTACCCGATTGCTTTAAACTTGATTTTAATGCTGCACCTGCTGCTACCGCTGCAACACCAGCAGCTATTGCTAACATTGCTCCCATTGGAGTTGTAGTTTCTAATGCCTTTAATGCAGCTAATTTAAGAGTTCCATAAGCTATTAATTGTTTTCCTAACGCTTGCATAGCATCTGCAAGTAAAGTTCCAAATGCATCTAAAGCGTTTATGTTTTCTCCCATTAATGCTTTACCTATTGAATCTCCTAAAGCAAATAAAGAATCATTAATAAAATTTTTAATAATTCCATCAATAGCAGTCATTGTTTCAGCCCATCCGCTTCCTAATCCTGCTAATTGAGCATCTACTCTTTTCATAGCATCTGTAATCTTATCAAATTGCTCAGCCGTATAAATTCCATCGGCAGCTAATTCAAGTAAGCGATCCCTCTCAGCTATTAAATCTTTTTCTAATAATGCTCTATCTTTTTTGTGAAGCTTTTGTCTTGTATCAGATTCTATTTTAATAGCATCTAAAGCGTTTTGTAATTCTCTGTTTTTAGTTGCTTTAGCTAAATCAAATGCCTCTTTATCTGCTTTTGCTTTTTCTTTTGCTTTTTGATCAGCATAAGTATTATTTATTTCTTGAATAGCATCTAAAGTTTCTTTTTCAATAGCAAGTCTTTTAAACTTAAACTCTTTTGATATGTTTAATAACTCTTTATTTGAAGCACCTTCAAATTTTGCTTTTTCAATAGCTAATCTTGCTTCTTCATTTAATATTTCAAGACCAATAGCTCTTTTCATGAACATATCATCTTTATATAGTTGCTGTTCTGCTTTTAAACTATTTAATAAAGAATTGTCTTGATTTAATCTACCTTTTTTATCTTTTTCAGGATTACTTTTTATTCCTGCCTGTTTTTCTATTTTATATGCGTCGCTTAAGTATTGAGTTCTTTTAGCTAAAGCTTTACCATATAAAGCATTTTGTAAATCTAATTCGTAACCAACAAGTTCCGTTTGTAGTGAAGTTGAAGTTTTTGCATAATCAACACCAGCTTTCCAAAATCCAGCAACACCCTGTATTCCTCCACTTTGTAAAAATGATACTGTCGCTTGGGTTAATCTACCCAATATTCCAATTTGATCCTTTGCACCTGCTTCATCTCCAGCTGCTAATGCTTTTTTAGCTTTTTCTAGTTCAATATCTGCTTTTGCTCTTAAATATTGTGCTTTTACATAAGCACCTGTTTTTGCTATATATAAAGATTCTGCTTCATATACATTTTTTGCAGTACCAAATAAATTACCTAATTCTTTGTTATATAAATCAGTAGCATCTTTTGCACTTAATGTTCCCATTCTAACCGCAGAAAATATACTTGATAATGCTTCTGTTTCAGCTTTTACATCATGAAACTTTTTATACGCATCTTCTGCTGTTTTATTTGCACCTTGTAAACTTTGGTCAAACATTGTAATTCCTGCAATAATAGCAGAAAAAGCTAAATACAAAGGTCCAGTTACACCTGCAATACCTCCTAATAATGCAGGAAGGTTATTTTGAATACCTCTAAATCCATAAGGTAAATCCTGTATAACTAAAGCTAAATTAGTCCATTGTTGATTTGATTTTTTAAGTGAACTATTTGCATTGTTCATTTTTTGTGCAGTTTGATCTACTGCATCACCAAGTTGTTTAACACTCTTTTTAGTAAAATCTAAATTGACACCAACATCCTTTAAGTATTGAGAAAATTTCTTAGCTGATTCGGGAACATTACCTAAATCAAAGTCAAACTCTATCTTAATCATTTGATTATCTGCCATTATCTTATCGGTTTAACATTTTCATATTTTTTTAGAACGTCTTGGAGTTCATCTTGTGTCATTACTCTTTGTTTCACAAAGTTACGAGTATCACAGTCTAGTTCAATAAGCTCTTGTGGTTTTACTTTTTTGCCTTTTGGTAATTGAATATTAATAAGCATTGTTGTTTGCCACCTAGTTCTAATCCACTTTTGTTCTTCTTCATGTCTGTATCCGTACCACACAAAATCTAATTCAGCCATGGTCATCTCCCAAAACAAATGGGGAAGCACTTTGCACTCCCCCATTGTATATCTTTCTATATCAATCCACTCTAATTTTTTTTTACTCCATCTTTTTTAGTTGGCTTTGTTGGCTTGTCATCTAATCCGCTATTTAAACTATTCCCTAAAGCTGACATAACATCTTGGAATTGTTTTCCACTCATCCCACCCATGTCATCTATCCAATCGCACACTTCCATTTCAGTAAAAGTTGGAGTGATTCCTTCTTTATATAATGGATATTCAGCAGCAGCTCTTAAAAGATTAATAATAGCATCAAGAGATGTTTCTCCACTTAAAGCCTCCCCTATATCAGAAGGTCCTATTTTTTGTAACTGACAGAATCTTTTAAGACTCCATGTGCAGAAACGTAATGATACCTTCTTTCCATCGGAAAGAGTTAATTCAAATTGTCCTCTCATATTTTTGGTTTTGGTTTGCTTTTACTATGCGTTGGTTGCGATAGTCAATACTCCTGTTCCTTTGAAAGAAACTGAATATGTAACTGGATTCTCCATATCAGCAGTCATATCTACACTCTCGATAAATGCTGAACCTGAATAAATCACATCTCCTGAAACTGGAGTAATACCACCAACTGTTGAGTTATCTACTGTTGTAAACTTAACTGTAACCGCAGTTCTAGCAATAGCTAAAGCGTTTAATTCAGCCGTAGTTACATAAGTAGCAACTGTTCCTGGAACTACTGTAGCTAAACCATCAGTTGTTAAAGACCATGATCTTTGACCACCAATCTCATCAGCCCATCCTAAACTTTGTTTAGTAGAAGAATCTGGAGTATCGATAGCTAAACTTAAAGAACAAGATGTTGCGTATCCTATTACTTCAGTTCCGATTAGAACTACTAATGAAGTTCCGTTAAAAATTCCTGTTGTTGCCATTTTATTTTATTTTACTTTATGTTATTTGATTCACGAAATGTTCCATTGTTAT